TCGGCTCCGGGGGGGATCATGCGGGGCTGATCACGTCGAGCGTGTGGCCCATGCTGTCGACGAGGTAGACGTCGGTGTCACGACGACGCGCCTGCTGACGGGCGAGGTCGCGAGCGGCAGCCATGACGGCGCTAGCGGCGCGCCCATCCTCAGACTCCCACGAGTGGCGCAGAGTGACGCAGCTACCGTCGCGGCTGACGCGGGCGACGTCGGAGCCGTCGAGCCGGAGGCCGTTGATGCCACAGTTACGGATGATGTGCTTCTTCATTGTCTCTCTCCCTATCGGGCCGGTCATCGGCTCCGTGGAAACAGTCTACACGCTGTGCCCACGGTGTCAAGCACAGCGTGTCGATTCTTTCACGGCCGCATTGCAATGCGCTGTTTCTTCGCCTCGTACTTGATCCCAGACGCGCAGGGGAGATCACCACAGCACGGTCGAGCGGCACCTGATCTCCCTGTGAGGGTGAGGGCCGTCCCGCACCAGTGGCAAGGCACCGTCTCCGCCTCTCGCTGCGCCTTGCGCTCGGCGCGGTACACACGGCCCTTGGCGCGGCGACAGTCCACGGCAGCGCACCAGGTGCGGCCCGAGATCAGGCCCTGCCCCCACAGGCGCACCGACGCGCCGCAATGCTGGCAGGCAACGTAGGTCGGCTCGCCGGCCTTCCCCTCTTCCCGTCTTTTTTTCGCTCGCTTGCTCGCGTCTGGCGGCTTGTCGCGTCGGGATTTCTCGGGCCTCTCGTCGTCGACGTTGCGCACACGACAGCGTGAAGCGCTGTCGTTGATCACAAGCCTGCGACCGTCGCAAACCTCAAGGGCCTCTCTGTCGTCCATGTCGCGGCAGGCCCTGCCAGCGTCGACGCCGCACTCTGCACAGCGCCCGTAGCTGGCCCACGGGCCGCGCTCGATTATGCGCTGATACGTCGACGGGGGATCGAGTTTGTCGGTGCCACGGACGCGGGTCACGATGCACGCTCGTAGAAGCTACGCAACGCATGGTGGCGACGCTCTGCACGTCGTCGCTCCTCCCACGCGTCGGCGAGAATGACGACGGCGGACAGGGCGAGGCCGAGAAGGCCGGCGACTGCAAGCGCGATCATGAGCGCACCCCTGCCATCATGGCGGACCACTCGTCACGCTCCTGCGTGAGCAGCGCACGAGACCTCGCCAGCACGTCACCACGGGTCGTCCAGTGTGCGCAGCGACTCCCCTCCACCTCCGAGACGGAGGACGTCGCCGACGATGCGGCCGGGGTGCTCCCGCTGGCTGGGGCCGACTCGCCAGCGGGTGACGTGGGAGGGAGCGCGTCGCCGGGGACGGTGTCCCACGCCTCGCGCACATGCTTGATGTCGGCCTTCGCGGCGACTTTGTTGGAGACCCCCGCCCAGATGAGCGCCGTCATGGACAGGCCATCGATCGTCTCGCTCGCCAGCCGTAGCCGCTCCTGCGCTGCGACGAGCTGGATGCCCACCTCAAACAATTGGCGCTCTGCTTTGTCCGCTCGTTCTGCGTCCGTCATCGTCGGTGCTTCGGTGTCGTGCATGGTGTGTCTCCTTCCAGTGATTCGCGCGTCTGCTGTCCTGTGATTGCTTTTGTTGATTCGGATCCATCATCATGTCCCTTATGCGTCCTCGCCGAATACGGCGGGTCACAAATGAGCGCGTCACACTCGACGTCGGCGAGCACGTCTTGCCATCGACCGAGGCGGAGATCAGCGGACATGGGATTGCTCCATCGCGGCCACCTGCCGCTCTAGGTCATGCACACGCGCTTCGGCGCGTCGGACACGCTCAAAGACGCGGTGCCATTGGTCCAGCGGCACCACGACGACGTCGAGGGTGGCGAGGTTGACGCCGAGGAGGTTGAAGAGAGAGGTGATCACATGACCCCCATGATCGCTCGATACACTGAGCGAACACGTCGCACGTCGTCGGCGCAGTAGCGGGCGACGTCGTCGATGCGGCCAGCGCAGATCGCGTCCCACACTTTGCTGCCGTCGATGTCGCCTTTCAGCAAAGGGATGTGAAACGCGACGCACGCAGCGTCGAGACTTGCACCACCGCGATAGTCGGTGCGCAGGGCCTCCATCGTGCAGTACCAGGGCGAATCCCACGGCTTGAGGTTCAGCGCATGGACACCGTAGGGCAGACGCACACCATGCACCATCGCTCGTGTGCGCAACATCGTGCGGTCGAAGGCCGCATTGTGCGCGACGATCCTACGGATGCGGACCTCTTCGTCGAGGTCACGTAAATCTTCGGCGACACGACGCACGAGATCGCGCTCCCCCGTCGGCGACGACATGTCACGCACGAAAGTGATCGGGTCGCCGTCGTCGAGCGCGTAGGATACGACGGCAAGCTCTCCGAGCGTCGGTGACAACGACGATGCGCGGTAGGTCTTGTCGACGTCGGCGTGGGGCTCGCGTTTCGACAGCGACTGCGCGGCCATCCATGCGATGACGTCGGGGCGCTGCGCGGGGATTGTCTCGGTGTCGAGGTAGATGATGCTCATCGGATTTCAGCCTTTGCAGCTTCTGTTTTGGCAATCGCATAATTGCGGGCCGAAAGTGCCTCTCCAGCGGCCACCCATTCAGCGTGGTCAGCATAAAACGCTGCGGTGCTCAATTCCGTCAACGGCACGACGGCACAATTCGTTGGCTCGCCCATTAGCCATCCGTAGAATTGGACCAAATAAAACCCATTGATGACGTAGGACAACACTTGTCCTTGATGACCTTTGCGATTGCCCACGTCGCCAACGAAAAACAAGCCGATGATTGCGTGACTGCCGTTCTTGTCTTCTGTCTTGTTCATGTGCTGCTCTCGATGGTGATGCGGCAGGCGTATTGGCCACGCTTGCCGCGCTGTTGCTGGTAGACCCAGGCCACCGGGTCGCGTGTGCTGTCGCCACACCCAAGCCATGCGGCCACCTCGTCACGCACCGACTTGAAGCCGCCTGCAAGGTTGTCGCTGTCGAGGTCGCACACGCCGATGCGAGTAAGCGTGACGACGACAGGGAGCGCAGGCTTCGGCAGCGGTATCAGGCTCCACTTCGTGATCGTCCTCTGATCCTTCCGGCGCTTTGCGTCGGCTGCCCAATGGCCGTGGCTGCCGTTGGCGGGTGACGTGATTTTGATTGGTAGTGTCACGTCGATCATTTGCTGTCCCTAGTGACGCGAATAGCGCCGGTGCGTGCGAGGTCACGACCAAAGAGCGACGCCAGCGCGTCGCATGTCTCAAGAGTGGGCAACCACCGCTCGTGCTCCAGCGAACACACTGCGGCGGCTGTCCGACCGATGGAGTCACCCACACCCGCAAGCGTGAGGCCACGATCAACGCGCAACGCACGGAGGCGGTCGCCGTCAAGCTCGATACGCACGCCGTCGCGGGTGTAGGTGACTCGCATATCATCAACCCTTCCGCGCCATGAAGCCAGGCTTCGACGTCGGCGCAGGTGCAGCCTGCTTCGCCGCAGGCGCGGCAGGCACGACGTAGGCAACGACGTCGTTGCTCGCATCAAAGTTACCTGCGGCCGGACGCACCTTGATTTTCGCCTCGACCTCACAGCCAACGACGGCGGCAAGATTGCTGCCCTTGACACCCGAGGCGAGCATCAACTCCGACAAGCGATCCTGCCCGATTGCAACCGACTTCTGCATGCCCTCGTCGGTGCGCGTAGTGCGCTCAGAGTGACGGCCCCACACTTTGCGGCCCTTGTGCTCACCGTCGGAAACAGTCAACTCAACAGTGAACTGGCGCGTCGTGTTTTCGCTGATCATCTTCGGCTTGATCGACGTCACCGCGAATCGGTAGGTGCCAGCCGGCAGAGGATCGAAGGATCGCGACTGCGGAACGTGCGCGGTGGGGTCAAAGGAAAGATCGAAATCGTCATCATTGAACATTGGTCATTCCTGCTCTTTCGTCGTCGCGGAAACTGCCGCGCCAGTGTGTGCAGACATCTTTGCGAGAATCGCTCCAAGGTCTGCGGGTTCCAGCGGCTCAAGCGCACCGCTGCGGTCTTTGGCGACGCTCCGTGCGTCGCCAGAGGTCTGAAGATAGCGCGTCGGTGTCTTGACCCCGTTAGCGTCGACTTCGTCGACGGAGACAATGCGGAACACCTCATCAAAAAGATAGGGCACGGCGTCGCCCAACTTTGCTCCAGGCATCGCGATACCGTAGGTGACGCGCCCCGTCGCCTCATCTTTGATCTTGGCCAACTTGGCCGTGAAGTAGACACCAACGCCGTGCAAGTCGCGGAAGGCGCGGAAGGCTGCCGTCATGCGCTCGATGACCGCACCGTAGGCTTGACGAGGATCGGGAACTTTCTTTTTTTCAGCGGCCAGAATCACCTCGGCAATCTCTGACGCGCTGTCGACTGCTACCCAATCGTAGCCATGCGACGACGACGACAAGTGCTTATGCACTGCGATCAAATCGTCGACAGTCGACACCTCGACGACGTCAAAACGGTCATCGCCAGCGGCAAACGATAGAGACAACAGGCCCGCCTCCGCCGACACGATCAACACGCGACCGGGCAGTGACGCGATCAGCGTCGTCTTGCCCATGCCGGATTCACCGTAGACGACAATCTTTGGGCTCTCGGGTCGAATGGCGGCGGACAGTTTCTTGATCTGCATGGTTTCTTCCTCTTGTGGTTCGCTTGTAGCGCGTGCTACAAAGCCCGTCAAGCAGAAAGGACAGATCAAGTGAAACTGAGGGACTACCAGCAAGAGGCAGTAGATGCCGTGTTTGCCTATTGGGATCGGGCTCCGTCGACGACGGAGAAGCCCGCCAGCCCGTTGATCGTCATGCCGACAGGCAGCGGCAAGTCGCCCACGCTAGGCGAGTTGACGCGCCGGCTCGTGCAGGACTTCGGTGCGCGTGTAGTGATCGCTACGCATCGGGCAGAACTGATCACCCAGGACGCAAAGGCAGTCCGATCCATCTGGCCGCAGGCACCTATCGGTGTCTACAGCGCCGGGCTCGGTGCGCGTGACGTCGACGCGATCACTATCTGCGGCGTGCAAAGCATCGTGCGTCGACCCGAGGTGCTGGGCGCTCGCGACGTGATGATCATTGACGAAGCGCACCTGATCTCTCCCGACGACGGGACATCGTACCAGCGCGTGATCGGTCATCTCCGAGAGATCAATCCCGATATGCGGTGCGTCGGCTTTACCGCGACTCCCTACCGTCTCGGACAGGGCTACCTGACTGAAGGCGAAGACGCTCTCTTTACGTCGATTGCCTACAACGTCGACGTCAAACGACTAATCCGCGATGGCTGGCTCTCACCTGTCGTCACTGGCTACGCGACAGCACAGATCGACTTGTCGGAGGTCGGCGTGCGCATGGGTGAGTTTGCAGCGAAAGACCTTGAGATGGCTTGCGACGTCGACAGCATCAACGGCAAGGTCGCCGACGACGTGGCATCTGCTCTGTCGAGTGGTCGCACGTCGGCGATGATCTTCGGTACGTCGGTGGCGCACGCGAAGCGACTACGAAACGAAATGCAGATGCGCGGGCTGTCTTGTGAGGTCATCACAGGTGAGACTGAGCGCGGACAGCGTGACGAGATCATCGGGCGCTTCAAGGCCCGCGAGCTGTCGGTTCTGTCGTCGTGCGATGTGCTGACGACGGGGTTTGATGCTCCTGTCGTCGATGTGTTGGCCATTGTGCGCCCGACCATGTCGCCATCGCTTTATGTGCAGATGGTCGGGCGAGGGATGCGCCTCGCTGACGACAAGCGTGACTGCCTGCTGCTCGACTATGGCGGCAACATCGCCAGGCATGGCCCCATCGACGACGTGCGCGTCAAGCCCAAGGGCGGCAAGGGCGACGGCAAGGCACCGACGAAGATTTGCCCGACGTGTGCAGCGACGTGTGCGGCGTCGTCGAGGCAGTGTGATCACTGTGGCTACGAGTGGCCCGCACCTGAGCGCAAGGCGAACGACAAGGCGAGCAACCTTCCGGCGCTGTCGGTATCGGTCCCTGTCAAGGTCGAGGCACCGATCACGCATCACGACATCGGAGAGGTGCGATGGGCGCTCCACCGCAAGATGGGCGACGACGTGGCCCCTCCGACGCTTCGGCTTGACTATTACCCACCCGATCCATTTGGTGATGGGCTCATGCGTAAGGTCGCGTCGGAGTGGGTCTGTCTGTCCCATGAGCCAGGCGGCTTTGCTTGGCGCAAGGCACAGAAGTGGTGGTCAGAGCACACGACAGCCCGACAAGTAGAATCCGTCGAGGAAGCCATTGATCTGTTGGACGCTGGCTACCTGCGGCCTGTCGTCGGGGTCAAGACGCAACCAGACGGCAAATACACTCGCGTCGTCGAGATTGTGCATGGTGAGGCGAGACAACCCGGCGACGACGACCCAGACGCAACACCGGCTGCTGAACCAACCCCGCTTGTCGTCAGTGACGAGATGGATGACCTGCCATGGTGAGCGATGACACATTGCGATCAATGAAAGATCAAGGGCTGAGCATGAGGCAGATCGCTGAGTCAACAGGTCTTCCTGTCGGGTCCATCAAGTCTAGGTTCTATCGCCTAAGGCACGGACGATGGGCTGTAGGAAAGTGGATACGAATGGAAGACGCAGAGCGTCTTATCCGAGAGGCTTACGACGCCGGTCAATACGCGCTCGGTGTCGAAGATTTCATCGCTGAGCTGAAAAGATTGCAAAAGTGAGGGAGAGAACAATGCAGACGATGACAATGCTTGAAGCGGCACTCTGGTACGCAGAGCGCGGGCTTGCGGTGTTTCCGTGCGCACCCAACACGAAGGTACCATTTGCAGGGACGTCGGGGCTCAAGGAGGCGACGACGAACGAGGGACAGATCAAGGCATGGTGGGAGAAGTCACCCGAGGCGAACGTCGCCATTGCGACTGGGTCGAGGTCGGGCATCTATGTGATCGACGTTGACGCTCCGTCGTCGGAGATCATGCCTCGGTTGCCCGAGACATGGATCGCCAGGACGCGTTCAGGTGGGTGGCACTACGTCTACGCATTGCCCGATGGCGGCCTCCCTAACACGGCGAAGAACAACGCCAATGCGCTTGGCCCCGACGTCGACACCCGAGGTGATGGAGGCTACATCCTCGTGTGGCCGTCCGTTGTCGAGGGCAAGCCGTATGCGTGGATCAATGACATCGATCCGACGCCGTTGCCGTCGTGGATCGTCGAGAAACTGACCCCACGGCAGACGGCGATGGTGGTGCATCGCAATGCCTACAGGTTGACAGCGTCGTCGTGGGCGACACGGGCTGTTGACGAGGAAGTGACGACGCTGCGAGCAGTGCAGAAGGGAGGACGGAATCATGCGTTGGCGCGTGCGGCGTTCAAGCTGGGTCAAATCTGCGGTGCTGGCCATCTCTCCTTCGGTGTGGCACACGACGAACTTGCGGCGGTTGCGCACGCATGGGGCGAGGGCGTCAGCAAGTCGATCAAGACGATCAAGCGCTGCATGAAGGCAGGCGCACTGCGTCCGAGGTCACCCGCTGAGAACCGCGACGCATGGCCCGAGGTGCGGGAACTTGTCGACTTCACCTACGACGAGGAAGCCCTTGACGTCGAAGTGTTGCCACCGGAACCGGAGAGGCCCAAGGGGCGCAGCAATGACGACGACGACGCCGACCGTTGGAGGTTGCTGAACGAGATTCGCGACCTTGGCGGGCTCTGCGATTCGTTCAGCGGGTGGGTGATCCGTGGGGCCGATCACCCGCAACCAGGACTGACCATCGGGGCGCTTCTGGCGCTCGGGTCTGCCATCGCAGGGCGTCGGCTTGTCTATCGTCGTGCGACGTCAAGTCTGTACGTCGTCGCGCTTGGCGGCTCAGGTGAGGGGAAGGGCCGGCCGCAGTCGTGTCTGGGGCGCGTGATCGATCAATGCTGGCCCAACCTGCGAGGCCCGAACTCGTTCAGCTCGGGGCCTGCGTTTGTCGACGGTGTGCGTCGTGCGGTCAACGCTGGCGTCGCAACGTGTCTTGTGCTTGACGAGTACGGAATGCAACTTCAGTCCGTGATCGGCCCTCGGGCTGCCAGTCATCGGCAAGACATTAAACACAGCCTCACGGAAATCAGTACGAAGGGAACCGACCGTTGGTCCCCCGCGTTGTCGTTGGTCAAGGGCGGCGGCAAAATCGACCTCGTCGCGCCCGTCGTCGCGTTGCTGGGGTCGACGACGCCGGAGAGCCTGCACAGCGTGCTGACGTCAACCGAGGTCGCAGACGGCTTTGTCGGCCGGCATGTCTGGACCCGCACACAGCATCGGCTGCCCGACTGGCAACCGCTAGAGGGACGTGGAGACGACGGAATCCCTCTGGACGTGCAGGCCGCGATACTTGCCATCCGTGAACGGCACGACGCTTGGCAGCTCGGGCTTCCTGTGGCGTCCGAGACGGCAACCGACGTGCAGCGTGTGTATGACCCGATCACGATGCCTGAGGACGACGACGCACGCCAGGTGCTGAATCAGTGCAAACTTGACGCTGACGCAGCGCGTCGGGAAGGCTCCGAGGGCGGCATCCCGGCATCGGTGCTGGCTCGTGTCCCTGAGTTTGCCGCTCGCGTTGCGCTCGTGCTGGCGGCGCTGTCACAGCCCGAGGCCGCTACGCCCACTGTGACGGGCGCTGTAGCGCGTTTGGCTGTCAGGGTGGCCCATGAGTCGGCTTGTGTGTTTTCGTCGAGCCTGCGGGCAAACAGGCGCACGGCGTGGGATGATCACGCTGGCCAGATCGACACCGTGATCGGTGTGATCACTGCGGCTGGCGGGCAGATAGGCAAGGGCGAGCTGCTGCGGGCCTGTCGGTCGCTGAGCGCACGACAGGTCGGCGAGGTCGTGGATCGGCTGGTAGACGAAGGCACCGCAACCGTGCTAAAAGAGGGCACAGGTGGTCGGCCTCGCCAACTCGTGAGGCTTAGACAGGCACCTGCGGCAAACTGACACGCTTTCTTCCTTCCTTCCAAAACAAAACGAAAGCCCCGGCTAGCCCGGGGCTTTGCGCGTGTGCGGGAAGAAAGGGGGTTAGATGATCGGTCCCCCCTGTAATGTAAGAGAAAACCATAAGAAAACTATTTTTTGGTTTTCTATAAGAAGTAAGAAGCCCCCCGCCGGCCCCTTGACACCGTCTGTTGCGGGTGGCGCTCTTTCGGCGCGCTTGACACCATCCCACCATCTCCGGCATCCTAGCTGAGCCCTCGCTCTCTCCCGATCCGTAGGTACGAGATCGCCTGCAAGTTCGCGCTTGCGGGCGGTTTTGTTTTTGGGGTGATCACAGATCACGGCAGATCTGGCTTTGTGATGCGGTGATCTGTGGATCTACAGACTGTGCTTGACAATGCTTGGAAGGCGTGTAGAATGGGCTGGCAGACAACGACTGAAACGGGAGCAAACCAGATGCGCAAGATCCAGAACCTCGCCGCCCACATGTCCTACGTCCATGACCTCGCCGCCTTGGCCCTCCTCGGCACCTTCGGTGACTACTGGCTGGGGTCGTGCTCGCATTCCGTCTCTCAATCGGCCCGGTGGGTCGTTCCGACGGTGGTCGGGTGAGCCCTTCGGGGCTCTTTTCTTTGGCGTCTCCACGCGCTACACAGCGCCCACGATGGCGGCCTGACAAGCCAAGCAGCCCCCGGCATGGTGTCGGGGGTTTGTTTTTTTGTGCGCGAAAAAAATAGCGTGACAGGAATCGTGCTTCTCGATATCCTGCTTATATGACAGGCGGAATCTATCTCATCACAATCGGGCCGAACTACTACATTGGGTCAAGCGCCAAACTAAGGCGGCGTGAGTCGTTTCACAGATCGGCGCTAAAGCTAAACAAACATAACAACGTGTTTATGCAGAGGTCATACAATAAGTATGGCTACATGAACTTTGTAGTGCTCATGCGCATGGAATCAGGATGGGTTGAGCAAGAGCAGAAGTTGCTTGACGCAGTCTTCGGGCAGAAGCACTGCATGAACTTTGCTAGCGTTGCAAAGGCACCGAACGTCGGGCGGCTAATGACTGAAGAAACAAAAAGAAAGCTGCGAGAGTATCGAAAAAATAATCCAATGACAGAAGAGCAAAAAACGGCTTTTGTAGCTGCCGGCAGGGCATCTAGGATCGGCAAACCACGTTCGGAGGAAACAAAGCGGCTTCTGTCTCAGGCAAACATGGGAAAAACACCTGTCAACGCAAAAGCAGTCTTGGCGACAATGCCTGACGGAACAAAAAGGCAATGGCCATCCCCGGCAAAATGCGCCAACGATCTCGGTCTTTGCTATGTAACCATTAGAACTTGGTGTAGTTCTGGTAAAGTTTTGACGCATTCCTGCAAGCGGCCAAAGTGGGTGATCGGGTGGCGCTTCGAGTATGGTGACTAAAGGATTCGGTCTAAAGGTTGCCAAAAGGCGTGCCAACTTGATAGGCTGGTGTCATGTCTGACCGCCCCGACGCCATTCGCGAGCCGGGCACCGGACGATTCCTCCCCGGAAACAAGACCGGGGGGCGCCGTCAGTTGCCCGACTGGTTCAAAGACACCGGCCCCGACGCTTTGCGCGTTCTTGTCGCCGCTGCCACTGGTGTGGCGCTCGATGGGGCACCGCCTGCGGCGCAGGAGTTGGCGTCCGTGTGCTCCGACCGTGTGCGCGCTGACGCAGCAAAGACCATCATTGAGCGCGTTTACGGCAAGGTCACCGACGTCGTTGAACTCAACGGCGAAGTCGGCCTCGGCGAGATCAGACGCGTCGTCGTCAAGGCGACGGCGAAGGTGATGGCCGATGACGACAGCGTCAGCCACACTTGACATCCCGACCCCCGCATGGGCGGTGCCGCTGCTACAGCCGGCACGCTACAAGGGGGCGCACGGTGGACGCGGATCGGGCAAGTCGCACGAGTTTGCGACGATGGTCGTCGAGGCGCACATCCTCGACCCCAACACCTCGACGGTGTGCGTGCGTGAGGTGCAGAAATCGCTGAGTCAATCGGTGAAGCGGCTGATCGAACTCAAGATTGAGGCCCTCGGCGTCGGTCATCTGTTCGACGTGCTGGAGACGGAGATCCGCAATCGCAAGGGCACCGGCAAGATCATCTTCGCCGGCATGCAAAACCACACGGCAGACAGCATCAAGAGTTTGGAAGGCTACGATCGGGCATGGGTCGAGGAGGCACAGAGCCTGTCTCAGCGGAGCCTGGACCTGTTGCGGCCGACCATCCGCAAGCCCGGCAGCGAGCTCTGGTTCACATGGAACCCGACCAACCCGAACGACCCGATCGACGTGCTGCTACGCACTGGCAAGCGTCCACCCGACAGCATAGTCGTCGAGGTCAACTGGCAGGACAATCCGTGGTTCCCCGAGGTGCTGCGCAAAGAGAAGGACTTCGACAAGGCCAACGATCCGGAGAAGTATGCGCACGTCTGGGAGGGCGCCTATTACGTCGTCGGCGGGCGCATCTATCAGCGATTTCGTCGGGACTACCACTGTGCCGCGCCGTGGGCGGTGCAGCCGGGCAAGGGCCGCATCGCGATCGGGTGTGACTTCAACGTGGGCCACATGGCGTGGATTGTTGCCGAGATCGACGACGCCACCCGACAAGCGCACATCGTCGGAGAGGTGATCAAAGAGGGCGGCACCACAACGGATGATCACGCTGAACGAACGGCGAAGTGGATCGCGCAATACCTCACACGAACTCGGGGTCGACCGTTCAACCGTGACGACGTCTACCGCATGAAACCGACGGCCTACGTCGACGCCAGCGGAAAGGCGCGGGACTCGACATCGACGCTGTCGGACGTGCACTTGCTCACGCAAGCGGGCTTCCGCGTTGTGCACGGCAAGGCCAACCCGCCGGTGATGGACCGTGTCGCCACCGTCAACGTCCTTTTGCGTGACCGGCGCCTCACCATCGACCCCGCTTGCGTTGAACTGACCCGAGGGCTGGAGATGCAGTCAATCGATAAGCACGGCGAGCCTGACAAGGCCGGCGGGCACGATCACGTTTTGGATGCCATCGGCTACCTTTGCCATTGGCAATGGCCTGTCCATCGCCCGAGGGCGAATCAGACGGCTCCAGGTGATGCGCTCACGGACGAGTGGGGCCGGGTGTAGAGCGATGACGTGTTCTTGACCCGCTATCGGGTCGAAGTTAGAACGAACCCAGCAAACCCGCCGGGCCTCTGCCGCAAGGCATGCTCACTCTGGCGGGTGTTTTTTTGTCCATCAATCGGGTGTTTCCGCTTGACTTTTTGCGTGGTACGCTTGCGCCATGCTCGCATTCAACGCCGCCAGTGATGCCATCGTCCAGACCATCCGTGAACAGGCCGGCGCATGGGTGCCTGACCAACTGACGGCGCTGCTCGATGCCGGCCGAAAGACCCGGCCTGCTGACTACGACAGCGTCGTCAAGGGGCTGGCGGTTCGCTACGGTGGCGACCAGGCCAGCGTCATTCGCGATGCGCTCAAGAAAGCCTATCCGCGCACCTACCAGCAACTGCCCATCGACCCCGTCAACTGGCTTCGATTCTTCGCCAGACAGGACAGCGGTGTCTACGCGACGCCTGCCGACCGTACCCTCGTCGACGACGAGAACGAGGCCATCGACGAGGACGACGAGCGTCTTGTCGCCTTTCGTCGTGCGCTTGAGCAGTGCGCCGTCGACGTCGTCATGCCCGAGATGGAGCGCCGCTGCCACGCTGGCGTTCGTGCGTCTTTTGCGATGGTCGGCTGGCGCAAGATCGGCGACATCGGCAAGATGATCTGCCAGATCTACTGGACGCATGACGTCGTCACGCTGGCTCACCCAAGCGCCCCCGATGACCCCGAGGCTCTGTGGATGTGCGCCATCCGGCAGGCTGCACCTAGCGATGCGTCGCCGCTGTGGTGGGTCTGGTCGCGGGAGTTCGTCGAGGACGAGAGCGGCAATCTCGTTTCCTTCGGTGGCTGGACACATCGGCGCGTGAGCGAGGATGGTAAGGTCGCCACGCCGTCAGAGGCCTACGATGGGCGCTTCCCCGGCGCGTTCCTGCGGCTTGAGCCCGGCGCTGGCGGCATCTGGCCAGACCCCGACCGCGACGTCGTGGCCAACGTCGACAGGCTGAACGTGTCGCGTTCCAACCGCCAGCACGTCGTCGACATGCAGGCCCATGCGACGTGGGTCTACAGCGGCCTCACTCGCGAGACGTCAGAGCTGGTTGGTGGTCCAGGTGTCGTGCTGCAAATCGGGTCCGGCGAGACGCTGCAAGCACAGACCGCAGGCGCGGACCATGCCGCCATTGAAGCCAGCGCCACACGCGACCTGCAAGAGCTGGGAGTGTCGCGTGGCAACAGCCCCGACGCCTACGCCGTCGAACCCGGTGCGCCGCAGAGTGGCGTGAGCCGCATGATCGCCAACGCGCCGCATGACCAGCGCGTTGCGGAAAGCCGGCCCATCTTCAAGGCATTCGAAGAGCAGCAACTCCTGCCCATCGTCGTCGACGTGCTGCGCTTGTTCGATCCTGCCTCGCCCGCTGAATTCGGCGACGTGCGACCGCAAGTCACGCTGTCGACGGGCAAGACGTACGAAGCCGATCAAGAGAAGCAGGATCGCGTGCTTGCCCTGAAGGAGGCCGGCCTTATCGACGAGGCCGACGCTCGTGTGATGCTGGGGTTGAGCGCCGACCGTGCGACGGCGGAAGCCTACCTTGAGCAGATGCGTGCGATGCGTGCGCCACAAGTGAGCCTGCCCGGTGCGCTGGCGGGGTCGCCGTTCACGGCGCGTCGCGAGACGACTGTCGTCGATGACGAGGACGAGGACGAGGATGAGGCCACGTCGTGAGCGGCGCGGACGCTGCCGGTGTCGTCGCCGATGCCGCAATTGAAGACCTCCGACGACTCGAAGCAGCCGTCGAGCGCGACCTCCTGCGAATCCTCCTGTCCCTCGACACCGTCCCCGGAGAAGACAGCCTCGTCCGACGTCAAGCGCAGACCTCGGCGGCTGTGCTCTCGCAGGTACGTCGCCGACTGGAGGCCGAGGGGGAAGCGGTACGCGGTGTCGTCGGGCAGCGGGCAATCGAGGCCGTCGCCGCTGTCTTGGGCACGCCCCCTTCGGCGCTATCGGTCGACGTCCGACGAGAACTAGATGCCATCGTCGACGGGCAGACCGCCGACGTGGTCGCGGTCTTCAAGCTGGCTCGGGAGGAGATGCGTGACGCCGTGTCTCGCGGCATCACGTCCAGTGGGTCGCTTGCCGACGTCATCGAAGAGGTACGGGCGAGGCTGTCGACGACGTACGTCCGCGCAACGGCTGCCGTCGATGCTGCGATCATGGCGGTGGGTCGGCGAAGCGTCATCGCCGCCGCTCGTGAGGTCGAGGGCGAACTTGACCTCGTCTATGTCTACGTCGGCCCACGCGATGCCAAGAATCGGCCCTTCTGTCGGACATGGGTCGGCAAGGCAGTCACCGATCCTGCCCGCCTCGACAACGGACAAGGGCTCCCCGTCGACGACTACTGCGGAGGCTACGGGTGTAGACATAGCTGGGCACCGACGACGGTGGAGACGGCGGTTGCCGAGGGCATCGAGATTTACCGGCCCGATGGGTCGCGCCTGATCATCGACGCTGAGACAATGGCACTGCAACGGAGGTGACGACGTGGGCATCACGACGAAACGCAGTGGCACTCCGGTGAAGTTTGACCCAGAGAAGGCGGCGAAAGTTATCGGGGCCTTTGTCCCAGGTGCGATCCTGCGGCGCACCGATCAGGGCATCTCGTCGACTGGGCAGGCGTTCGCGTCCTACTCTCACAGCTACCGTGAACGCCTCGCCGCGATGAGCGAGGACCAGAAGATCGACTTGCGCCTCACTGGCGGCCTCATGAATTCGATCAAGGTCCGCGACAAGCGCATCACGTCGCAGGGCGTCGAGGTCGTCATCGCTCCCGACACTGGCACGTCACCACAGGTGACCCCACGCAACGGCAAGGCGCACCGTACGGGCAAGCGAGGCCCACCCCACAACGTCCTCGGCTACTGGCTCCACCACGGCACGCCGACGACGCCAGCGCGTCCGTTCATGGGCTTGACGCCAGATCAGGAAGCAGAACTCAATCGGCTGCTTGGCAAGGCCAAAGTCTTTGGCTAGGTTTTTCGCTGGCGACAGCTCGCCGAGCCCCCGGCTCCACATGGTGTGGCGACCGGGGGCGCGTTTTTGTGCGGGTAGCATTCGCCCGTCAACTGCATTATAGTGCAGGCCATGCAGCGCGTCCTAGTGGGTAGCACAGACACGATCCTGTCCTATCCGCGCCTGTCGACGGATGGGGGAGTGTCGACTGGCGTTCCGTCGTCGGCGACAGCGCGGCGCGTCCCATCGCAGTCACCCGATGCGGTGGGCACCTACGTTGCCGCGACGGTGGACCCGCTGTCGACGACGTCGCAGGGTCCATGCGCTGAGGGCGACGACCGCATCCCGCTTGCCGCATCGGTAGCAATCGTTGCTGGCCGGCGATACCTCGTCACCGATAGCGCCAGCGCTCGCCCGGTGGTGGTTGTAGCGGCCCGTAGTGGCACGCTGTCGACGCTGTGGCTGGCCGAGCCCCTGCCCTGCGACCTCGGGCATGCGTCGACTGTGAGCGGTCTGGCTGTGTCTGTGGCCCTGACGGCAGCACAGACAATCGAGCCCGGCGCGGGCTATGTCCTCTTTCGCGCTACCGTCGATGGCGTCGTTCGTGAGTGGGATGAATCGTTCCGCGTTGTCCGCCGAATCACGTCAATCGCCCTGACGCCAACGGAGCTGACGCAGTCCTACCCCGTCGTGCGCCAGATTGCGTCGTCGTCTGACCTCACGCTCGAAGAGGCCATCCAAGCGTCTTGGCGCATGGTGATTGTCCCGTCGCTGGCCGCTCGTGGGATGTTGGACGAGGACGTGCTCACCGACGACGTTCTCGTGCCCATGCATGCTGCCGCGACGGTCGTCCACCTCGCTCGCCAATGGCCCGCCGCACCGTCTGAGTTCGTGTCGCGGCTTGAGGCCAGCTACGAGCAGATCAAGCAGACCACCTACGACAGGATCGACCTGATCACCCGCTCGCAGGACGAGGTGACGCCCGACGTCCCGACGCCCGGCTCGCAAGGCCCGCGCTACATGAGGATCAGCCGTTGACGTGGCAGGATGCCCGCCGCGCCCTTGTGGCAATCCCCGGTGGCGTCGTCCCTGCCGTCGTCTCTCGTGGGCTTCCGTCGCGTTTTACGCACGATGCGGCGGGTCACGACGAGACGGTCGGAACGCAGTCTCGCCGATGGTGGGGGCGCGTGCTCTCTGGCGCGGCCGAGGGGCCATACCAGGTGCAGCAGACCCGGCACCGTCTGACGTGGGAGGTCGTCGTCGAGTACGTCGACAGCGTGGGCAACACCTCGGCGATTGACGAGGCCATTCCCACCGATGCGGCGCAACTTGCGGCGGCATTCGCCCTCGGGGCCAATTGGGATCGGGCATCGTCGGGCATCGTCGCTGTCTCGCCAGCGGGCACCGACGTAGCGCCCTACACTGTGGAGCAGGTGAGCGGTGCACGCCGCCTGCGCATGACCCTTGAAGTGAGGTACAGCACATGACCGACGTCGCCAGACTCTCTACCCTGCGATACGGGCTTCACACCAACGCCTTCACGTTCACGGGCACGCCGACACTTGTTCCACTCCGTCTCACCGACGACGGCGCAAGCTTTCTCCCCCGCAATCGTGCGCCGATTGCGCGGCCCTTGCGCTCGCTGTCGGGTCGTCGTTACTCGCACGTTCGTGGCGTGCAAGACCTCGCCGATATCTCCGTCGCCACCGAGATGCGCGGCGTCGCCAGCAACACGGGCGCGGCTGTCTCCGACTGGGAAGCGAAGATGGAGCAGGGCTACTTGCTCGCCTCGCTCTTCGGTGCGGTCGCCCCTGCGACGACGGGTGTTGCGCCCACGGTCGCTGCATCGGGTCACACGCCTGCGTCGGGTATCCTCGCCGTCGTCGGCACCACGACGGCCAACGGGCAGGTCATCGCGTTCGCCACGTCGGCCGGCCTCCAAGTCGGCCGCATCGCCAGCGGCGGTGGTACGACGACGCTGACGCTTGACCACCCCTACAGCGGCACTCCGACGACGGGCGCGACGGTGTTCCGCAACGCCGTCTACACCGTCAATGACGCCGTCACGCACCACGTCCATGCCATGTTCGCCGCCGAGGGCGAGGACTGGCGGCGCGACTACTTCGGCTGCATGCCGATGTCGATGGCGCTGGCGTTGCCCAACGCTGGCCTCGTGGGCATGACCTCGGTTTTCTCGCCGACGTCGTTTGCTGACACTGCCGAGGCCAATCCGGCGCACGCTGAGCCGACGTCGGGCAACCCCATCGTCGTCGACGCTTGCCGCATGTGGTTCGCGGGCAACGACGTCATCGCCCGCGACCTCACGATCAACTACAGCGCCGCGACGACGCCGCGTGTTGCGTCGACGCGAACCAACGGTCGCGTCGGTGGCGTGTCGTCGACGGGCGACGGTAAGACCTTCACGATGGAGTTCTCCGTTTATCTCGGCGACGGCAACCTTGCCGGCGAACTGCAGGACGGCGCTGGTTCGCCGACGCTGAATGACCTCATCGGCGACAGCGACACCGCTGGCGACGTCAGCGTGACCCGCAAGGTTTCGCTCCAGGTCGGCACCGAGATCGGGGCCGTGATGTACGCTTATCTCCCCGAGGCTGATTGCGTGGTGACCACGCAGCACGTCGACGGGCTCACTGTCGCTCGCGTCGTCGCCACCGGCACCGGCGCTCTTCCTGCTATCCTCTCTGTGGGGTGATCACATGGCTGTCCGAATCGCTAACACCGTCCGTAACTCCCGCGTCGACGACATCCGTGCAGCCGTTGACGCTGGCGCGGGTGCTGGCCTGCTCCGCATCTACAGCGGCACCAAGCCCGCGAAGGGCGGCGTTCCCGCTGGTACGCTGCTGGCCGAGCTGACCTGCGCTGACCCGTGCGGCACGTCGTCGGGTGGCGTGCTCACGTTCACGACGCCGTTCTCCGATACGTCGGCGAACGCCACGGGCACGGCGGCGTTCTTCTATCTCGTCGACAGCACGGGCACGTTCGTCTGCGACGGCGACTGCGGCGTTTCAGGTAGCGACCTCAACCTCACGACGCTGTCCATCGTGTCCGGCCAGCCCGTGCAGGTCACGTCACTGACCATCACCGACGGAAACAACTGATGCAGGTCATCACGAGCACCGAGCGAGTTACCTACGTCGCCAGCTCCGGCGACTGGCGACTCGTCGTCGGCGAGGGGTACTTCGAGATCCAACCGCAGGTTGGCGCGTGGGAGTATCAGTCGGGAGCCAACCTCGACAACCTCGCCGCGCTCATCGTCGACGCAAAGGCTGACGCGCTAGCGCGTGGCATCAACTGGAGCGGCAACTGATGGCGGCAATCACCGACCTCTCCGACCTCATCAATCGCATGACAGGCGGCAGCAACGGCACGCCGGAGAATATCTTTTTCCACAAGGTTCCCCGTGTGTCAGGCGGTGCGGCTACGAACCCAATCGCAGGGCGTGCGGCCTCGCTGTGGACTTACGACGGGATGCCGTCTCGCGGGCAAATCCCGACGACGACAGCAATCCCAGACAGGACGACAGAAGGCGCGATGCCGTTCACCGCGCCCGGTGGTAGTCGCGAAAAGCACCTGATTGGCATCGGCGTGGCTCCGCTGATTGCTGGCGTGTATCTGCTCTACGATCGGCTGCTGCATGTCGGCGGATTCAACGGCACCTTGACCACAGACCAGATCGTGCAGGGCACGACGCCATCGCCTGCGCTCACACGCAGCACCGGCGGCGTTGGCAACATCGCGATGTACGAAATCTACGGTCAGATCGGCGCTACATCTACGACGCTGACCATGACGTATACCGATCAAGACGGGAACACCGGGCAGACGTCGACGATCAACATCGGCGGCACGGGCTTCCGCGAAGCGACACGATTGCAGCGAATCCCGCTTGCCGCTGGCGATACCGGACTTCGCGCAATCGACAAGATCGCACTGACCGCGACAACCGCAGGAACGGGCAATTTCGGAATCACCATCGCTCGGCCGATTGCGTGGATTCCCGTCGGCGCTCCAGGGGCGATGGGATGGCGCGACTACACGACTGGTCTTCCGGGGATTCCGGTAATCGACCCAGATGCTTGCCTGTCGCTGATGTATATTCCCGCTGCGGCGACGGCAACGGAACTTTTCGGCTGCCTCTCATTCGTGGAGAAGTGACGTCGTGGCACTTGCTGACTATGACGAATACCTCGCCGCACTCAAGGCCAACCAAGTCGCCGACTTTCAGATGATTGGCAACGTGGGCGGGCGTCCGCAGCGGCTTGGCGCGGCATGGAAAAGCTTTCTCCCTGCCCCTGTAATTCCGACGGCATCGACAGCGGAAAACAGTAGCAGCGATATATCGATAGGGCCGATTCCCTCTGTCGGAGCGGGGCGCTTGTCGATTCTTGGCGGTCGCATGGGTACGGCTGGCGCTGCGGGTGTCGCCTGTATTCTCGTCGACGTCCTGAACGAATCAGGTGGCCTCTCGGGGGCCGTGGCGGCAGGAGCGCAAACCACAGGGCTCCCGACGGCGGCGCTCACTCGGCACACATCCGGTGAAGGTGTGATGGCTGCTGTCGTCATCCACACATCAGTCGGGACAACGGCAACCACTTTTACCGTTTCGTACACCAATCAAGCGGGCACCTCTGGCCGCACGTCGACGGCAACGCAAATCGGCGCGACAAACTTCAATGGTCTTGGAACGCTGCTCATGATTCCGCTTGCTGCCGGCGATACTGGCGTGCGCTCCGTGCAGTCTGTCACGCTTGCCGCGTCGACGGGTGCGGCTGGAAACTTCGGCATCGTGCTTTTCAAGCCGCTGGCTATGATGGCCCTGAACGACGTGATGAGCGCGATTGCTCTTGATTCCGTGTCGTCGGGCGGCATTATCGGTGCGCTTGCCGAGGTGCAGCCTGACGCCTGCCTATCGGTGGTAGTCAATCAGGTCACACAGCAAATCACTAACGGTGCCGTCATTCTCGCGGAGGTCTAGTGTCCTCTCGTCGTTTGTTCGACGGCGCTCAAAGCGAACTCGGCATTCTGCCGATTGTCGGTCCTGTTGCGTCGGTAGACGGCACTGCATCG